CTGCTATTCGAAGATATTTTTTGGCTGTCATTGCGGGCGAATAGGCAAGGCCTTTACGCTGGAATCCGCTTAAATGCTACGTCCGATATCCCATGGGAACGGGTGAAGTATGAAGGCGAATCCGTGATTGATTTTTGCCAGCGCCTCGGAGTTGCGCCCTATGACTATAGCAAGATCAAAAAACGGGCGATGAATCCAGCGTATCACATCACCTATTCGCGGACGGAATCGAACGACTCCGATTGTATCGAGGTGCTAAATGCCGGCGGGAATGTTGCGGTTGTTTTTGATAAGCTGCCGGAAACCTGGAACGGCTTCCCCGTGATCGACGGCGACGAGTCAGACTGGCGGCCGGGCGACGGCTCGGGCGTAGTTGTCGGCCTTAAAGCAAAGGGCCGGGCGCGGCATGATTATGAATCTGGATTCGTAGTGAGGAATAACGCCGGCGCGGCGACTCGCGAATCTGTTTAGGGCGGCGATAATAACAATCACAAACTATATCATTTTCCTGGTTTTCATTTGGGCCCTTTCATAGGGCCCTTTTTTTGCCCGCGTTATGGGGGCGATTTTAAGGCCCGCCAGCGCGCGAGTCGATTTTCCGGCATGGGGATACCTGGAAACAAGAGTCGGGTCATTCTCGGGCAATTATGGGCCTTCCAGCGGTATATATTTTTTCGTGTCAATTCCGCTCGACGAATAGCGATATGTCCTGGCGTCGAAAAACAAGCCGCGCTTGCCCTCGAAATCCCCATTCCGCTGCTTGGCGATGTTTATTTTCACCCCCGGTAAATCGGAAAGCGTGGCCACCTTCTCCGTGTCTCCGTCTAGCTGAGCTTGAGCGAGATCGTCCTCCAGCCCACGGTTTCGGTAAATGCCGACAATGTTAAATGCATTGGCTCCAATCTCTGAGGTGCCTTTGACGCTCTCGGTTTCCGGCACCTGGGCCGTCTCTGAGGATTTTCTGGCATGCGCCACCAAATGCAGATGCACTGGGCGGGCTACAGCCCAATCGGTCAATCGGAAAATGGCATCGTCCTGCGCCCTGTAGTCATCAACGCCTATGCCCAGGCGCATGAAACTGTCGATCACAAACGTGTCCACTCCGTATCTCTTGCGGGCGTACTCAAACCCATCGAGCAATGTGTCGATAGACGCCCTGCCGACAAAGTTATAGAGCCACAGCTTTCCGTCCAGCCAGTTTATGCAGTCCTTCAGGAATTCCTGGGTTGGCACATCCACGCCGCCTAATTGTTTCACCATGCGTTTTAGGGATTGTGTTGGCGTCATCTCCAGGCTGGCTAGGCACACCTTCGCACCCTCGTGCATCATGCCGACTAGAGCGTGGCTGAGGACTTGGCTCTTCCCCGCGCCCGACGCTCCTGTCCACAGCGTCAATTCATGGGGGCGAAAAACGATCTTGCCGTCAAGCTCGGTCCAGGGGACGGTGTACCCCAGCCTCTCTCCCTCAGCAGGGCGGAAAACAGCCTCCACAGCGTCGAAAAACTCGCCGGCAGAAACCAATTCCTCTGGATCAGAGTGTCTGGCGTTGATGAAACATTCTGTAATATCCGCCGGTAAAACGGAATTCTGGGCGCATTCGTTGGCGTCCTTGTATGGCAGGGTGACAAACTTGCACCTGTAGCGACCAAGCCTGTCGGCGATCTCGTCAGCCGCAGCGTGGCCAACCTCGTCATTGTCGAGGCACAGATAGATGATCTCAAAGCGATCAAGATTGTGGAATTCATGCTCAATCCACTGCTGCTTATTGCCTGTACCACCGCCAAACGGGACGGACAGCGCCGGAAAACCATAGTCCCAGAGCGAAAGGGCATCGATCTCGCCCTCACAAATAACAATTGCCCGCGCATCATCTGGAATGGCTTGCCAACCAAACAGGACAGGACGGCAATTCTTTGCGGTGGGGATGGTTTTCCCGCCGTCAACCGCTTCTCTGGCCTTGTACAGCACAGGCTCACCTTTCCAGAAGAATGGAAATATCAAATCATTTCCAACCTGCCCGATCTTGTAGGCCGCCACCGCCTTCTCAGACACGCCTCGGTCCATGAGATATGGCGTCTTCACCCTGGTTGCCTGTGGCTTGGGCGGTATATCGTAGTGGTGCTGCTTTGGCTTGGTGAACTCCACCTTCTGGACGCCCAGATAAGCCCTTATATCGTCGAGCGCCTCTTGAAGGGACTGGCCCTGAGAAAGCCGCCAAAGATCGATGATATCCCCACCTTGCCCAGTAGCGAAATCAGACCAGATGCCCGCCTTGTCGCCAGACAGGTGTACCTTCAGCGACTTTCCGCTGTCGCCGCCCAGAGAGCCCAATTCAAATTCATTCCCAGAAACACGCCCAGCCGGGAAAAGGTGCCGGCAAACCATTAAGGTGTCCAGGCGTGATTTTAACTCCGTGATCTCCATTTACTCCTCCACTTTCTTGGCACCAATCCGTGCCGCTGTCTCCGCATCAATGTTAACCTCCCGGCCCTCATATCGGTAAAGGCCTTTGGCTTGGTAGTCGTAGTCGTCCCAGAGTTCCTCATTCAGCCATGCGGTGGCCCCCTTAATGTACTGCTTGTCCCTGCCCTTGACCTCGGCAGCGTATCCCTCGGCCCCGCGCAGTAGAGTCGCCCTGTCAGTCTTGTCGGCGGCCTTGAAGTAGGCTTTCCGGGCAGCGTCTTGGCCGATCTGCTTTGGATAAGCATTCCACCACTGACCGAAATCGTCCTGGTCCCAGTCTAGACTCATCTCCGACATGCCGTTCTCGGCCTTATCAACCGTCAACTCATTGCCGGCAACTGTAGAATCTTTTGTAGATTCTTTCCTTTGTATACTTCTTTCTTTTGTATGTGTCGGATTTACCGGCGTCGGTTTTTCCGTCGACGGTTTTTCAGGCGACGGTTGGACCCGTTGGTGAGCAACGTATTCAACCCCTTTAAACTTGCCGGATGACCGTTTTTGAAACCTGGTAAGATAGCCAGCTTCAAGTAGTTCCTTGACGGCATTTCTCACCCTATCACGCCCACAGTTGCCCTCATTCATCAGGTCTTTTTCCCTAATGATCCAATCTGCCGGCTTCGATAAAATATACAAAAGCATCCCGCGAGCAAAAAACGACAACCCTCTATGCTGTGCCAGAGAGTTTGGCACTTGGACATAGTCGGACTCTAGGTGCTCTTTGATGATCATGTCAGTCCCCTCATCGTGCAGTCCAAAAGAAAAGGCGGCGGGCCGGGACTGCGAAAGCCGACAGCGGTAGCTAACCACTGCTTTTTTCGCCGCACATTCAAGATATGGGAATAGTGTTAAGGAATCAATAAAAAAGGAGAGGGGGTGGGCTCTGGGAAACCCACCCCCATCAGGGAGACAGTTGAAGCGTCAGGAGTCAAAGGGGAGGATGACTTCAACTGTGTCAATCTACCCCATCCAGCTCCGCACCGCAAGCCCCATATCCACAAAGATCAATCCAATTGTCGCCCTTGGGGCCATTCTTGATCCTGGCGATCTTCATTAGCGCCATCATGGCGGCAACATCACGAGGTGCAATTTCCCGGTCAAGATAGGCCGACCACAGGTTAGCTATCCACTGGAAGCTGTTCTCAACAGTGCCATAATCCTCATTGCGCTGCCCGCAAACCAACTCAGCCGCAACCGCCAGACACTTTTCTCTATCCATTTCTGCCATAAAACTCAGTCCTTCCGCTCCATGCTCCATCGAATAAATACCAGCAGCAGTTATCTTTGCCAGTCATCTTGGAATCTTCAATCCATTTCACCCGGCCCACTGAAACAATCTTCACACAGTATGACAGATAGTCAGAGGCCTGTTTTGTGTGCATCCAGTCAGCATCAAACAACAACCAAGTCGGCACCATGCCGGCAAGGTGGTCTATCAACGGGTGCAGAATCTTCCTGTCCCACGGCGGGTTGGTGATGAAGCACTCTCCCGCACAATACTCAATGTTAAAAACATTCTCCTCCGCAATAAACGCCGCTCTCGGCTCAATGTCTGAGCACTCAATGCATTCGTGATCATGGTGCTCCAGGTGATAAATCAACCGCCCATCTCCAGCGCATGGCTCATCAAATCTGGTGCGCTCATCTAGATGCGGGAGAAGTGGGATCACCGCCTCCATGGGTGTCGGGTAATAGTCCCTCGGCACCCTGTCAAAATTACTTCTCTTTCCCATTAAGAATCTCCAGCCAGACACGATGCGGGACAACATACAAAGGCTCCCGCTTGTCCTCCCTCAAAACCAAAAAGTCATTCTCGCCCAGATATTCGACTAGCCATTTAGGAAACGCCTTGCGTGCCTTGATTTCGCCACATAGCGGAGCCTCATCTTTGCCCCTCCAATAGACATCAATGTCGTAGGAACGCGCAGCGCCGAATTGTCCTCTTCTGGCATCATACCTTTCGGCATGAATACCCGCCTCCTTGTGAGTGTTGACGATTTCTCTTTCAACCCTCGCTCCTTTGTCGCGGCTCATTTTACCCATTGCTGGTGGCGACCATCCTAGCGGCGTAAGCCTCCAGTTCTTGTGCGTGCTTAAATACGGCCTCGCCCATCTTCTTGTAGAATGCCGCCTTCTCCAGAATCTCCGACTGAGACATTAGGTTTATCGGAACACCAACCCAATCGCCGTCGCGCTTGACCTCGTAGTGCGTTTGCAGATACTCAAAACCCGGCAACACAATGTCACGGCGGTCAGACTTGGACCCGTCCAGACTTTTACTTATGAGCTTCGCCACCTTTCGGCGGCACTCAGTAAAGGCCATGAATTTAACAATTTCGGCCTCTTCATTGGCTGGCATCCCCTTGAAATATTTCATAGTGACGGCGTTGGCTACCCAGCGCGGCTCAATGATCCCATCCATTTGCTTAAGGCGGTCAATCTCAGATAAAATGTCGTTGTTGATCTGCTTGTCGTAGCTCATATTAAAACTCCTCATTCCATTCGCATATTTGTGATAAGTAGTGGTGTAGGCGGCGGCGCTCGTCAGGGGACAAGGCGTCCCTAATTACATGCGGCTCATAATTAGCGCAGTATGTGGACAACTCCTTCGCGTACCCTAACATATGGATGGCTTTTGCGAAAGATTCTGGTGGGCTTGGGTCTGTCAGTGGCACTGTTTCCCCAGATATTTCCCGCATTATCTCTGCCTTGGAAGGCGCTCGACCCTCGCTAACAGCGCGGTCAATCACCTGATCCACAACTTCCTGTCCGGCATCCCTCACCTTGCGGAAGTCGTGGACGCGCTGCCTTGTTAAGCCCAACTCTTCATACGTTGATGCGTCCGCGTCACGGACCCTTGCAGAACGGCCCTCGCCAGACTTAGCCAACTCCCCACGCTCTTGCCCGGCATCTATCTCGTCAGCCATCCGCATCTCTGCGCGGACAATCATCTTCATGCAGTCAGCTTGGGTTTCTGTCGCCGCCTTGGTCACTTTCGCATAGTGCATCGCTGCCTGGGCCTGCGCTCTGGCCTCAAGTACCTCTGCTGATGTTCTCGCCTCGCCTAGCTTTCGGGAGGCCTCGTCAATCAGTGCCGGTAAGTTTTTCTCCATCACACCAACCCCATCTGTGCTTTTTCATATGACTGGTTTGACCTGAGAAGCTCGATGTAAACCTTGTAGGATTCATGGTTTACTACCGCCAGCTCATAGGCGTGGCGAAGCTTGGCCTTCGATGCCAGGAAATCACGATAATCGGAGGATGCCCTGGCAGTGGCCTCGGCGGCTGCCTGGGATTTCGCCCCGTCCCTGATAGCCTTCTCTGTGTACTGCGCCAGGACGGACTTCTCAGAATCCTGCATCTGATGGAAAGCGGCAGAGCGATCCGCCCTGATCTTCCCCCTCTCCGACAATTCCCTCGCCAAATTCTCTGCGTCTAACATCTCGACTCCTTTCTATGATTCCAATTGCCTCATCGTAGTCACCCGTCGAAAACCACAATGCCTCCGCAAGGTGGTGCGGCTCCCAGCCATCCCAGAAAGCAGGTTCTCCCATGCTATGTTGCTGGCGGTGGTGGGCAGAGCACAAAGGTATAACCCAGCAGTCAGATGGCTTCATTCCCATCCCGCCGTCAGTACCCATCCGTAAGTGGGCGGCCTCTACATGCGGCGAGCCGCACTTGACGCATTCCGTTTGCCGGATAAATTCCAGATGTTTTTTATCACGAATCATAATCCGCGCATCCCTTGTGGTCCAACACGTTGAGCAGTATAGCATTACCAATTTGAATAACGCAATCCAAAAAAGTTGTTGCCTAGTTTATCAAACATGGTATGGTGGGCGAATGAAGGGGACGCGCAAAAATCCACACGCCAGGGCGCTGGGAACACCGCTGTACCGCAAGCGGGTGGTTAGGAGCGCGAAGTCCTATAACCGTAAGGGAGACAAGAATGACCTACGTCAAAATCTTGAAAGACATGATCCGCAAGGGCGAGATCACTGAAGTCTTTGCTATGGCATTCCTGATCCGCAATGGCATGTACGCCGACAAGGTGAGGGAGCTGCTTGATGCTTAGCAAGAAAGAAATGGAGGTCGTCGCCGTTGAGATGGCGGTCAACGACCTTGCCCAAGTGCTCGACTATCTTGTCGGCATGCACTCGCAGAAACCTGACGTTATCGCCCCGTATCGCGACGATATTGTTGAGGAAATTTCAGCATTCATTGATGAAATGGGAATCAAGCAATGAAAATCACCAACAACTTCAATCTGCCGCAGGTATTGGTGGACGCCGCCCTCAACGATCCATACGATCCAGGCGAAAGCGACATCTCGGTCACCCGCCTTATCTCGCCGCCCAGACTTGTGGCGCTGGCAAAGCAGCATGCGGACGATCTTTCTGAAGATGTGTCTGACTGGCTGTACCGACTGATGGGACAGGCCATGCACCACATCCTTGAGCGTGCCGGCGATCCTCTCGGTGAGCGCATCATCGAAAAGCGCCTCTTTTTCACTGTCAATGGCTGGGTTCTCTCCGGGCAGCTCGATCTGTGGGAAGATAACGTCCTATACGACTACAAGTTCACCTCTACATGGGAAACCATTAACGGGCTAAAGCCTGACAAGATCGCCCAGCTCAACGTCCTGGCGTGGTTGTGCCGGAAAAACAATATTCAGGTGGACAAGGTTTTCATTGTCGCCCTGTATCGCGACTGGAGCAGGTCACAGGCAAAGCGTGAGCGCGATTACCCGCAGTCCCAGGTTGGCGTTATTGAGGCTCCTGTGTGGACTGACGCCGAGTGCGAGGCCTACATCGAAGAGCGCATTGAAATGCACAAGGCTGCCATGTTCAACCTGCCGGAATGCACTGAAGAAGATCAGTGGGCGCGTCCGGCAAAATACGCCCTGATGAAAGAGGGCCAGAAGAAAGCGATCCGCCTTCTCGATAGCGAAAGTGAGCTTATTCGCTATGCGGAGAAGAGAAAGCTTGCCTTTGACGGCAAACTCAAGGCCCAGCATTATGTAGAATTCCGTCCCGGCGAAAAGGTCCGGTGCGAATCCTACTGCGCTGCGTCTGCGTTCTGCTCCCAGTTTAATGGAGCGTGAAGATTTCATCCACGAGGTGGAGCACTACCTCGGCCCTATAGCCAAGATTGATGGAAAGGAAATCGAAATGGCTGTTTTGACTTTTACTATCGCCAACATCTACGATCCGAAAGAGGGAAAGAAGGTTGGCTCGATCAAGACCACTGAAGACAAGTGGGTCTCCTACTGGCCTTCCGACAAAAACCTGTTTCAGGTCGGCGGCACATACAAAGCTCTTTGCGACGAGCGCGAGTGGAATGGCACCATGTATTACACGGTGAAGTCCCCCGGCAAGGGTGGAAAGGTGGAGCAGGGAGCCGCCCCAACGGAGCAGGGTGGTGCCATGAACACCGTCAACGTGTCCCAGCCTGTCGGCATCTCCAAGGATGACACGATCACCCGTCTGGCAATTGCCAAGTCATGCATTGAGGCGCACGAAAGCCACGCCTGTGCTGACGCTTGGTACGCCTGGGTTATGCGGCAGGACATTCCTGAAGACGCACCTGCCAGCGTCGATCCTCTTGATCAGGAAATTCCATTTTAATGGCCAAAAGCCTACGAGATGAGTTTGCGGCGAGGGTGGAAGAATTCCTCTCTCACGCAAACCGCCCCAGAAATCAGCGAAGGATCACCGCTGCCGGCCTAGGGTTGAGAATCACAGGAAGCCCTACATTCGTCTACAGACTGCGCCAGGGCAAGGATGTTACACTTACCACCTACGAGAAGACGCTAGACTTTATGGAGCGGTGGTACATTAACAATGGATACGAGGTCGAATAATATGCCTATCAGGGAATTGCGTAAGGAGGCGATATATATCGTCACTCACGCCTGGGAGTTCACCGGGTCAATGATTGATGTGGCGTGGAGGTTTCTAAAGCAACACGGGGCGAGGACTAATGAATCTCAAAGAATGTAAATGGCTCAATATTTTGATCGGCGGCATCTGTGTCGCCGGCTGGTTTGGTATCATAATTTTTATCCTGCTGATTGCAGCCGAGATGTTGAGTTGGTCTAATGGGTAGACCAAGGAAAAAGCGCCAAGATCAGTTTGCGGAAATCCTCACTCAACTGCGCGAAGAAGCCGACATGACGCAGCAACAGGCGGCAGAGGCATCAGGTGTGCATGTGCGGGTGATACAGTCGTGGGAGATGGGCCGCGTCAGTCCGACGCTCCGCACCCTCGACCGTCTGCTGGTGGTTTATGGCTATGAGGTGGAGGTTATGAGAGCGT